CACTGCGCCGGTCGCAGCTTTTTCGTAACCTACGGAATAGTTACCCTGCACGTAGACCTTGCGCACGCGGGACAGGATCGGGCTCTTATCCCAGTCGGTCCAGATGTAATCATCTACGATATCGGAAACCTTAACGGTTCCGCCTGTTGCGTTGGTGGAAAGCAGCATTGCGCGCTGCTCATTGGTTGCGCGGCCCTTGATATACTCAGCCAGGGCGTCGATCATTTCGGCTTTTCTAGCCTCGGTGTTTTCCATGGTGGTGTCCTCCTCGATTTTTGCAATTACAGTTCCTTTGCCGGAAGCTACGGCGCTTCTGATCTCAGCGCGTTTTGCTTCGGCGGCTTTTCTAGCTTCCAATTCTTCATTGATAGCCCGGACTTCACTTTCCAGTGCGTCCAGATCCGCGCCGTCTGCCTCTACTTCCGTAGCAATGGCAGCTTTTCTTTCCAGCAGTTCGTCCGCTGTCATGGTCTTAAAATCCATAATATTAAACCTCCGATAGTATTTTGATTTTTCGCTTCCGTCTGTCCTGTTCGCGTTTTTCGGCTTTTACACTCTCCAGTGATGCCCGCGCACTCTCCAGTGCTTCGGACAGGCCCCGCGCCTGAATAGACGTAGCTTCATAAGCGGGAAACGTTACGGCGGAAACTTCAAAGACTTTGGAAATTCCTGTTATGGTCCTTGTTGGGTGTTCCGTGTCTACGTCTTCCCATGTATCTTTATCGACCGTAAACATGAAGGACATTCCGGAAATATCCCCGCGTTTTACCGCCGAATAAAGGCTTTTTGCCTCCGCGTTGTTCTCTGTGTCTAGATTCACACGGATAGACAGCCCCGCGCCCGGTACAACCTCCAACTGCATGGTGCTGTTGGTGTTGTTATTCCGTGACCGCGCAAGCGGGATCATGTCGGTATTATGATTTACCAGGAAACGGACATCTTTTAAGTCCGTATCTGCCAGCGCGCCGTCTGCTATGATTTCATCGTACCAACCAAGGTTGGTTTTTTCGTTGTAGACAATCGCCTGTCCTGTCAGATAATCGCCTTTTTCGTCATCCTGTTCCGCGCGGACCTCAAATTCAAACGCGCGTATTTCTTTATTCGTCATTGCTAGGTTCCTCCGTCAAATTAATGCGCTCCCCCGTCATCAGGTCGTAAAACTCCCCGCGGATCGGAACGGCTTTCCCTTTGTCACCCGGAAGCGGCGGAAGATTCCACACCTCGCGGATCTCATCCACCATTGCAAGGCCGTGGTCTGCCCAAATACTGGTGACGTTTGCCTTGTCTGCGGTGCTCATGTACTGTAAGCGGTTAGCGCTTGCAAAGACTCTGTTGCCCTGCGCCTGTTCGCGAAGCGTGAATAACATCTTGGTCATGACTTCCGAAAACTGGATAGCAAAAGGTTCTATCGCGCCCTCGTAAAACGCCGCCCAGGCATCACCGTATGCCTTGTTCTGTAGCACGTCCTCATTCACGCCGAAATAATCAAACACGTTTTCTTTGATGATTTTGACCTGGTCCGCGTCAATGATGTACGGTTTCGCACTCACCTGCTGAATGTTTTTGTACGTATTCGGGAACAGCAGAAGGCCGCCGCCTTCGCTTTCCTTTGAAAAGTTATATTCGGAAAAGCGCTTGCGCTCGTTTGCCAGATCTTCCGGTTTTGCCCAGTTGTCAACCTGCGCCACGAACCTGTAGCTTGCCGCGCTCTTTACGCCTTCTTCGATGCCCTGGTTCTGAATGTGGATCAGTTCCATTGTTGGAAACATGGCCTTGTTTGACTCTCCGATGAAGTCATTTTTACATTGGAATTTCGTCATGATGCCGCAATAGGCAAGCTCTATTGCCGCTTCGTCGCCCCAACGGAACTTATACCGTAAATAGGGCGTGTCCCCGTACTGTACGATTTCGCAGCGCTCCGGAAGTGGTGCGTATATTCCGGACGGCTCCCCGTATTCATCATAGATAGGCGTGATATATGCCGTGTTATAGACATCAAGCAAAGTCGAAAGCCTATACAGAAATTGTGCCCACGTCTGAAACTGGTTCGGGGCCTTCCGCATCTTCGCTTGTAGCGCGGGGCGCGCGGCGCCGATCATTTCAACGGACAGCTTCGATATATGCGTTGCGCGGGCGTTGATTGCCGATCGGATCAATTCCGACTCATACAACCCGCCGTCAAAGCGTGTGAAATGCGGCGTATACCCGTCCAGCATTTTAAAGCTGCCGTTGTACCGTCCAACAGGTTTTGGGCGGTTCTTAAATAGCATGTCAAATAAACCCATTTGTTAATCCTCGTTCTTCAGCTTTTCGCCAATAGATTGATAGTGTTTTTGCCTAACGGTCATTGCGTCCAGAAGGGCGGCAACGCCGTCTATATGTACTTTTGAATTCAGCTTCACCAGCTTACCCCGCCCGCGTTCCGTGGACATCTTAACGGCGCTGTTCAGAAGATGCGCTTTCAGAAGGTCATTATCTCCAATGCAGATTTTCCCGTCTTCCAGAAGGCCCTGCGTTTCCTGCATGACTCCATAGAGGTTTTCTCCCTGGAACACGTCATCAGTGTGGAAGCCGTAACTTTCCATATCCTGGATCAAGTATTGTGCGGAATATCTATCGTATCCGACCTGTAGCGGATAGATTTTATATTCCTCAATTAACCGCCGGAACCAGTTAAAACAATCGTGGTAATCAATGTAATTATCCCCGGAAGGCGTCAGCAGTCCGCGCTGGATGTAAATGTTATACGGCACGCCGTCCCGCTGTGTTGCCTCATCTATGCGTTCGCGCGGTAGGAAAAAATGGGAAATAACATAAAGCTTTCCACCCCGCTCTATCACCACACAGCAGCTTGTCAGGTCGCGCGTTTGCGACAGGTCGATGCCGCCCACGCAATAGCTGTTCTCGAAGTCTTCCAATCTCAGGGCGTCACCGCTTGCGTGCTCTACCACTTGCGCGGGAAGCCATGCAAGGGAAGAATTCTGTTTCATGTTGCAATACTTTGTGATGAATTCGGCCTTTTTCGAAAGCGAACCTTCCGCAACGGCTATTTCTTCCAGCAAATAATCGACCGTGACCGAAACGCCCAGGTTCGGATTACTTTTCCGCAACTCGTTTATATCGTTCCATTTGTCGATATCGTCAACCATGTACAAGAACGGAAGAAGGCGCGTTTCTTTGCTGTCACCCATCAGGAACCGCGTGGATCGCTTTATGATCTCGTCAAAGATCGAATCATTAACATATCCGGACGTTGTGCACGACAGAAGCAAGCCTTCCGGACGCGCGCCCATGCCGGACTTCATAACCTCATACTGTTTCAGCCCCTTGTCACCCTGCCACGCGGCGATCTCGTCACATATGGTCAGAGACGGGTTGAAACCATCACTTGACTTTGCATTGAAGGCAATCTTTTTTACCGTGCTGTTCGTGCCCGGAATAGACAGATCCGTCTGGCGATGCCGCGCAAGCATGCTGTCATCGTGAATCTTTCGGTGCTGTGTGTCCTTTTCCAGTGACAGCCGTTTCAGTTCCTGCCACTCCGGGTCAAGCTGGAACATTTGCCAGATGCAGTTATAAACTATGTCCGCCTGTTCCAGCTTTGGCGCGACACAGAACACGCGGGAACCGTAGCCGCCGTCAACCTGGAACGTATATTTTGCAATGGCAGAAGCAAGCAGGCTTTTCCCGTTCTTCCGCGCCACCACTAGCACAACCTCCCGGAACTGCCGGAAGCCGTCCTTGTTGACGATTCCAAACACAGCAGATACAAGGGCCTTTTCCCACACCTCCAATTTCAGCGGTTGCGGCGCAAGCGGGCCTTCTGTGTGGAAGCAGTGCGTTTCTATGTACTCAATCGCACTGTTCGCCTTGTTTCCGTCAAAGAAGAACCTCTTGTCTTGCAAGCCATCCACTAAATATTGGTACACAGCCCGCACGAACCGCCCCACGCAATAGGTTCCATTTTTAATTCCCTGATAGTATGTATAAATCCAGTTATCTGCTGTTGACTTCATGTATTTCGGGCCACCTCGGGCCATGCGCGCGAACATGCGCGGAAATCGAC